TGGCTCTGGTAAGTCTTACGCCTGTGCAGCCAAGATCATGATCAAAGCTGTCCAGCAAAAGCCCTCCCCTGTGGACGGCATCAAGTACAGCAGATGGGCGGTGGTGCGTAACAGCTACCCCATGCTGAAAACCACCACTATTAAGACCTGGCTAGATCTCTTCCCAGAGGCCACCTTTGGCAATCTGCTGTGGACGCCACCGATTACCCACCATATCCGCTTGCCTGCCAGAGGTGACGCTGCTGGCATTGACTGCGAGATTATTTTCTTAGCCCTTGATCAACCAAAAGATGTGCGTAAGTTGCTCTCGCTTGAGTTAACTGGTGCGTGGGTGAATGAGGCACGTGAGTTGCCAAAGGCTGTGATTGATGGCCTTACCCACCGTGTTGGCCGATACCCTACCAAGCTTGATGGCGGTGCTACCTGGCACGGCATCATCATGGACACAAACCCCATGGATGATGACCATTGGTGGCATCGAGTCGCTGAGAAAGAGCCAATCACTGGCAAGTATGCGTGGAAATTCTTTAAGCAACCAGGTGGTGTGATTGAGGTGGCCAAAGAAGATCTGCCAGAAAACCCAGAGGCCAATGACCATATTTTCGCAAGTGGCAAATGGTGGCGTCTGAATGAGAAAGCAGAGAACGTAAACAACCTACCCGCTGGCTACTATATGCAGCAACTGGCTGGCAAGAATCTAGACTGGATCCGCTGCTATGCCCAGGGCGTTTATACGTTTGTAAAGGACGGTCAAAGCGTCTGGCCTGAGTACGATGACAACATCATGGCTGCCGAGCTGGAGGCAGATCCTAATTTGCCTATCCAAGTCGGTCTTGACTTTGGTTTGACCCCTGCAGCTGTCTTTGGCCAGCGCCATCCAAGTGGCCAGTGGCGTGTTTTGCATGAGATCGTCACCTTTGACATGGGACTGGAGCGCTTTGGCCAGCAATTGCTCACCGAGTTGCAGACTAGGTTTCCGAAATATGAGGTACGCATATGGGGTGACCCCGCGGGTATGCAGCGTGACGCCATCTATGAAACTACTGCGTTTGAATATCTGCGCTCACTGGGGTTAAAAGCAGAGCCAACTGCGACAAACGACTTCAAAGCCAGGCGTGAGGCTGCAGCTGCACCAATGAATCGCATGGTGATGGGTAAGCCTGGACTGCTGATCAACAAAAACTGCAAGTTATTGCGTAAGTCTCTCTCTGGTGGCTATCACTTTAAGCGTATTGCTGTCGGTGCTGGCCATGAACGGTTCAAAGATACGCCTAATAAGAACGAACACTCGCACGTGGGTGACGCATTTGGGTACTTACTCACTGGTGGCGGTGAATATCGTCAGCTGACCAGGGGATCTAACCGCACAAATGGAAAAGTCTTCATTGCCCAAACCATAGCATCGGATGATTTTGATGTCTTTGCCTGATTTACCCACCATGCCAGGCCTGACCTGGGTTCCATTCCAAGCTGGCCACGTAGCAGTGATGAATATTAAGGCCCAAAACTTCCAAACCATCAGCAGAGCTGTTGATGTGATGACCATGCTGGAACACCAAGCTAGAAATGGCCACGCTATCACAGCGATATTGCATGGCAGACCAGTTGCCTGCTTTGGTGCGGTGTCTATCTGGAAGGGTGTCGAGGAGATGTGGTGCTTTATAGAGGAACGTGGGCGCAAATACCCAAAGACTCTGACAAGAGCAGCCATTGTTTACCGTGATTTCAGAGTGATATCGCAGAATTTACATCGACTACAAATAATCGTAAGATGCGTTGACTTACGAGCTGTGCGTTGGGGCAATGCTATTGGATTCGAGATAGAAGGCTTGATGAAAAAGTATGGACCAGACGAGGCAGATTTTTTTATGATGTCAAGGAGTTGATATGGGTGGACTAATTGGTGGCGGTGGTGGCGGTGGATCTTCAGCAGCAGCAGAAGAGCAGATCCGAGTTCAAAAAGAACAGATCCAAAAGCAAGACGAGCAACTTGCTACACAAGAATCTAATCTAGCCAAGAAAACTCAGGCTGGCATGAAGGCTAGGCGTGGCGGTGGCTTGCGCCAGTTGCTCTCTTCAGAGCGTACAGACAGTGAGTTAGGCGTAAGTTCTAAGCTGGGAGGAATGTAATGCCAGATCATTACGAAAAAAATATGAACAAAAAGATTTGGAACCAAGCACGGCCAAAAAATCTAGGTGAGCCAAAGAAGTTGTCTCCCAGCGATAAGAAATCAGCAAAGGCCAGCGCCAAAGCAGCTGGGCGTCCATATCCCAATTTGATTGACAACATGAATGCTGCCAAAAAGAAATGAGCAAGTTAAAAGATCCTAAAGGTGGGTTGACTGAGGCAGGCAGACGCAAGTTTGAGCGCTCTGGTGAAAGCAAAAACCTACAAGCAGGCGTCAAGGCATCTAACCCAACAGGGCAAGACGCTAGACGCAAGGGATCTTTTTTAACTCGGTTCTTTACCAACCCCAGCGGTCCATTGGTCAATAAGAAGGGTGAGCCAACCAGGCTGGCGTTGTCTGCCAATGCATGGGGTGAGCCAGTACCAAAGACCGCAGCTGCAGCTGCTCGATTAGCAGCCAAGGGCAGAGCAATTCTGAAAAGATACCAAGCAAGCAAGAAAGAATAATATGGCAAAAATGAGCGTTGAGCAAATTCTGCAGCGACACAAAATAGCGCAGAACAAAAAGGATGACTTTCGCAGTCTCTATGAAGACGCCATGGAGTTTGCCCTGCCCCAGCGTAATCTCTATGGTGGCGAGTACGAGGGAAAAGTTGGCGGTAAACGCAAGATGACCAGAGTCTTTGACTCTACTGCCATCAACTCTACCCAGCGCTTTGCTAACCGTCTTCAATCTGGCATCTTCCCGCCACAGCGTAAGTGGTGCAGGCTTGAGCCTGGCACTGACATCCCCATGGATCGTAAGAGCCAAGTGCAGATGATGCTTGATATGTACAGCGACAAGATGTTTAGCGTCCTAAAGCAGTCTAACTTTGACATTGCTATGGGTGAGTTCTTGCTAGATCTCTCTGTCGGCACAGCTGTCATGCTGATCCAAAAGGGTGACGCTGTTAACCCGATTAACTTTATCCCTGTCCCGCAGTACCTGGTCAGCTTTGAAGAGGGCGCCAATGGCCAAGTGGATAACGTCTACCGCAAGATGCGTATCAAAGGCGAGTCCATCCAGATGCAGTGGAAAGATGCGGAGATTCCACCAGATCTGCAGCGTCTAATTGCTGATAAGCCAACAGAAGAAGTTGATCTGATTGAGGCCACCGTGCTTAACCTAGACCGTGGTGACTATGGCTACTACGTGGTCCATGAGAAGTCTAAGTCTCAGCTGGTTTACCGTAAGCTCAAATCTAGCCCATGGGTAGTGTCACGCTACATGAAGGTGGCTGGCGAGATATATGGCCGTGGTCCAGTGCTGACTGCGCTGCCAGACATCAAGACCCTTAACAAAGTCAAAGAGTTATTGCTGAAGAATGCCAGCCTGGCGATCACTGGTGTCTACACTGCAGCTGATGATGGTGTGCTAAACCCAGCCAACGTGAAGATCACGCCTGGGGCGATCATTCCAGTGGCCAGAAATGGTGGGCCACAGGGTGAGGCGCTTAAACCGCTGCCACGTGCTGGTGACTTCAACGTATCGCAGCTGGTGATCAATGACTTGGTGCAAGCAATCAAGCGCACACTGCTCGATGAGAGCCTGCCACCAGACAATATGTCGGCCAGATCTGCCACTGAGGTGGTAGAGCGCATGAAGGAGCTGGCTCAAAACCTTGGCTCTGCCTTTGGCCGATTGATCAATGAGACGATGATTCCACTGGTTACCAAGATCTTAGAGGTCATGGATGCTGATGGCATGATTGTGTTGCCCATCCAGGTCAATGGCTTGGAGGTCAAGGTTAGCCCTGTCTCTCCGCTGGCCATGGCTCAGAATATGGACGAGATCAACAATATATTGCAGTTTATGCAGATCACCGCTGGCATGGGTCCAGAAGGTCAGATGGCCATTAAGGCTGGCACTGCCATTGACTACATTGCCGACAAGCTCGGTGTGCCTATCCAGGTGCGTACCACTGGCGAGGAGCGTAAAGCGATGATGCAGCAAATGGCGCAGGCTGCAATGGCTGCACAACAAACTGATAGTGATCAACAACTCTTAGGAATGTTGCAACAAGACCAAGTAGCGGGAGCAGTCAATGCGTGATGAAGTCGCAAGAGCAGCTGCTATACGTGCGCTTGAAATAGCCAAGTCTGCTAAAGCGCAAAAGGGTGAGCGTGGTGACCGTGGGGAGAAAGGTGATCCTGGCGATATAAAGGTTGTCAATCACCCAGTGCCTGGCCCACAAGGTGAGCGTGGTCTACAAGGACTTAAAGGTGATAAGGGTGAACGTGGCCTACAGGGTCAACATGGCCTAAAGGGTGACACTGGCGAACAAGGACCACAAGGATTAAAAGGCGATACAGGCGATAAGGGAGACAAAGGCGCTCCTGGTAAAAATGGCGCTTTAGGTGAGCGTGGTTTTATGGGACCACCAGGACCGCAGGGTGACTTAGGTCCAATGCCAAAGCATGAGAAAAAAGGCTTGATGCTTAGGTTTGAGTCTGAGCCAGGCGTCTGGGGTAAGTGGTTCACCATGCCAACTGGTGGCGGTGGCGGTGGCCGAGATGACAAGCTATTTGATCGGCAAGCTCAACTTGTAGAAGTTGGTGATCTTGTTAAATTAAAAGCAAGCAATGCCAATAAAGTTATTGGCTCAGATGGAACAAATTTAGTATGGGCAACAGCAAGTGGTGGTGTTGCATCTGTTGCATCTGCTGATGGCAGTATTGTTGTTACTACAGTTGGATCGGCTGTTGATCTTGCTGTATCGCAAACGTCTCCAGCCTCGGTGCTTGTTGAGCAAGTAAGAAATTCTACTGGTGCAACACTTACCAAAGGCACAGCGGTTTATATCTCTGGCGCTACAGGACAATTGCCAACTGTCTCTAAAGCTCTAGCTACAGGCGATGCCACATCAGCGCAGACCTTGGGATTGATTACCACTGACTTGGCAAACAATTCAAATGGTTATGTAACTATCATTGGATTGGTTGATGATCTTGATACATCTGCATATACAGATGGAGCGCAACTTTATTTAAGCCCAACGACAGCAGGAACTTTGACTGCTACAAAACCCTATGCGCCTAACCATTTAGTTTATGTGGCTGTTGTTGCTCATGCCCACCCAGTTCATGGCAAGTTGATTGTTAAAGTACAAAACGGCTATGAAATGGACGAGTTGCACAATGTGTCTGCTCAGTCTCCAACCACAGGACAAACACTTGTCTATAACTCTAGTACATCTTTGTGGGAAAAGAATACAGTTTCTTTAACTGCTGGTGTTAATGGAACATTGCCAATAGCAAATGGTGGAACTGGTGCAACTACATTGGCTGGCGCATCTATTGCCACTTACTCAGGTACTGAGACACTAACGAACAAACGCATTGACCCAAGAGTTACTTCAGCCGCATCTGCATCATCTTTAACACCTGATATATCGGCTAGTGATGTCTACGCATACACAGCATTGGCGGCAGGACTCACTATCAATGCCCCAACGGGAACGCCTCTTGATGGGGACAAGTTGATATTTAGATTGTTGGATAACGGCACAAGTAGAGCGTTGACTTGGAACGCAACATACACAGTTATTGGCGTGACTTTGCCAACAGCAACAACAATTAGCAAAACAACTTATGTAGGTTGTATTTATAACGCCAACAACACACGTTGGGATG